GACTCAAAGCAAGGCTCTGCTGTTCCCAACAGGCAAAACGCTGTGAATTCAAATCGTTTGATGACGTACATCCCGTCAACCATTTCTCCTTCTTTGATGGAGATTTCCATTGACTCGTCTGTAATGCCATCATCTTTGATTTTTCTATACGCCTCTTGGCGTTTCCAGATTAAAGCGTCTACACACAAATACTCATGGACACCAGAATTGTCTTCGATTTCCTCCCACCAATACTTGGCGCTCTCTGGGATAACGCCGACCGGCTGAGTAACGTTGACAATTTTCATGCCGCCGTCATCTGTGGATACAAGCTCTATATCGTGCGACCCAATTGTGTCAGTCTCTCTGTCATAGTTACACACAATGGGGCAGTTATAAATGCTCTGGATACAGCGCTCATAGGTTTCCTTGCTGATGAAGCTGTTGTTGCGATTCTTGCCAGTATAAGCAACACGAAGGACGCCACTATCAAAAGAGGAATTCTTCTCAACTAAATTGCTGATACCAGAAGAGAACACGATTCTCATGGTTCTCTCGCTCATGTCACAGTTCACCACCTATCTTTGGGCATAATAAAGCCCGCACAGATGTGCGGGTTAGAAGGTCAAAGTGTCAGACATTGCAAACTGAATGTCCGCACACGAAAAATTTTGATTGTCTTGGTTTAGAAACACATAAATATGTTTCGCCTCGTCCTCTCTTAATAGGTGATAACCCATATTAACGAGACGGTCTCGCGCATCTTCACCAATCACATAGATGAATCTCTCCATCACCAGTCGTCACCGTCCTCCCGAGTCTGCTCACCAGAGTCGGTTAGGTCGCCAGTGTCTTTTTGCGGCGCACCGCCTTCATCGGTAGCAGCATTGCTGTCAGACGAGCCACTTAATGTGGAAGAACTCTGCAATGGCTTAAACATACTCGCAAGTCCAAGAACCTCGTTCTCCAAGAAGCTCATACAATCGACTTCACTTTGAGACATTCCCTGAGAAGCTGCGTACATTGAGATAAATGGGAGACCGAATTGGCAAGCCTTGAGGTACATATCTCCAAGCTCTTTCCGGTTAAATGGACTGCAATCAAGGAACGTAACCTTAAAGTTCTTTCCGTAGCTCTGAGACTGAATAAAGCGATTCACCATATCCTCGATGCTCTTTACAATTCCAAACGTGATGGCTTGGTCAGCTTTGATAGACAGCAATAACGCATTTGCAGACGCCTTATCATTGTTAAACAGGAGAGAGGACACGCCTGCGGCAGTGAACATATTTTGCTCAGCCTCAGAGATAGTGTCAGTATCACCTGTGTTTGATTTTTCAAAGCTAATTTTACTAATGGGCATAGGAGAGAGAACGCTGCCAATCTCTTCCGGTAAGACCGAGTCGAGATTACGCCAGAACTCCTTTGCCTTGTCCAAATCCATTTGCCAGTCGCCATCTTCGTTGATACCGAGCGTCATTACGAGCATAGCGTAATTCTCAAGCGTTGTCTTTGTAAGCTTGAGTTGCTTATAGTCTTCGAGGTCATAGACCTCACGGAGAATACCGGCAAACGGAGGAATGGAATAATCCAGAATATCGTTATTGCATTTGATTGCAAACGATGTAGGTGAATCAAGCTCCTGCCAACGAGCGCGGCGGTTTGACTGATAAACCTTGTACTTCTGTTGGAACTCAGTTGGGTAATACTCCAAATATTGACTGTGCGCATCGAAGTATGAGAAGTCGAATGTTACGTTCAATACATTACCTTCGATTGTGGAAATACCGCAGTAATCAGACGGTAACTGCTGGATTGTAATATTGTCATTGGTTACCCACAGTGTTCCGTAGAATGTGTCCTCGCGGAGACAGACCGTAAGAATTTTGGGGAATTGTGAACGAACATTCATCGCTGACATGGCGTTCAAAACCTTACGGTAGTTTCGATTGACCGACTTCACGTTTACGCTCTTTGGGTCAATGCGGTATGGGGAGACAACGTATGCGAAATCCGAAAGACCAGTGAAATACTGGATGAGCCTGCGGAAATGAGAACTTGCGCCATAAATGTATGTAACAGCCTTACGCAGTTGCTTCTCATATGTGTACGGGTTTGTAAGGTACTCCGTGATATTGTCCTTGGAATACAGCGAGAACGTCGGAGCACTGGTGTTGTTGTTCAAATCTCTCGTGATAAGACGATTCAAAACTGCAAATCGCTGAGAGATACCAATCATCCCGTCAACATTAGTTTTCTTGGTTTGTTTGCCCACTCAGATATCACCTACCTTTCTTATTTGAGTTTCGGAGGCTTAAACATGAATATATCATTCGCATTAAAGTCTGCCGTTTTTGTGCGCCCATATTTGCTTTCAAGCTGCAGGGCGACATAGTAGTTATAGCTCAAGCTGGAATAGCGGTCTTTGCGCATCCCAGACTTTTCATAGACTCGAACACGACCACCGGACTCCTCGTGTTGAAGCTTGACAAGCTCATTAATCAATAAGGTCGTGTGTACATATGGTTTCTGAAGCGTCACCTTTTCCAACGGTGAGAGGGAGTTGTACCCCTTGATGTCGGACAGAAGCGCTTCGCCGTCATACTCAGTAATGAGTAACCGGATTTTGCTGCTACGGAAGCCCTCACGCAAAAGCACCGCGCATTCAGAGTTCAGCATTGGAGAACCCTTGATTGCCCAAATGACCTTATCGGCGCCTTTGGTTGTGCATCTGTCAGCCATTTCCTGATTGTTGCAACAGGACAATGCGGGATAAACTTCTCCGGTGTCTGGGTCAACCATGTCTCGGACAAGAGCATCGTAAACACCAAGACCAAGACCTGTACAGTCAAGCACGATGTAATCGCAAGAATACTCATCGTACAATTTGCGTATCACCAAAGCTTGGTCTTCGGTGTGCATACCCTCAAAGGTGTCACCGTACACAATGTTGCTCATAAATCGTCCGGTTTTGGTCGGAAGCATTTGGTTGATAAACACAGCAGAGGCGTCGTTATTATGCTTCTTACTGCTCATCAGAGCAATATCCGCAGACAAGATGCGGCGTTCGCCATTTTGCTTTGGTGGAATTTTTACCTTTTGGCTGTTGCCAAGAAGGGCGGTCAGTTTATCCGGTAGCATCGGGTAATTGATACGGCGGTTCTTTGATATGGAGTCAAAATCAAAGAATGAGCCGTCCTCTGCGCCAAACCACATGGCTTCCATTTCCATACTCCATTTGATTTCATTAAAGTCGCTTTCGAGCATATCGCTTTCAACGTCTTCGGGGAAAAGGAGTCCCTCTTGAATGGAGAGTTGATACGGGAAGCCGCACACAAAATCTGTCTTAGAATCATCAAGCATCAGCTTAAATGTATCCAGCATTTTGTTGTATGACCAATGGTCTTTGAAGTAAGCAGAGGATAAGAAACAGGACTTGTTTGGCTCCTTAGCGTACTCAGCTTTACGCTCAGCCGGGGTCAAATCTCTGTAGGGAGGCATTCGACGGCTTGTCAGGAACTTCTTCAAGACGGTGTCGATGGTATCTTTCTTAACCATTCTGAACTCGTCCACAATCAAGATGTTCGCACGGTTGCTTCGAGCATTATCTGAAGCCGTAACGACCTTGATGTAACTGGAGTTCTTGAACATTATTTTTGCGTCCTGCCCAGAAAACTTTGTGTCACCCATATCAATCTCATTTCTAAGATTTGGAGACACAGGCATCAGTTCTGTTTGTATCTTTTCCAGCACGTTAATACTCTGACCGCGTGTGCCAGATGTAATGACGACTTTTGTGCCGGGGTATAAGATACAACGAATGACTACGAAAATGGCGATAAGGAATGATTTACCCATTCCTCGGGCAGCAATCCACAGGAACGTTCGGCTCCTGTCCATCATTACAAGAAGAGCAGTCTGGAACCACTTCAGAAAGTCAAGTTGCAAATACTCTTCGACAAAGATATCGATGTTCTCGCGGTAATAGCTGCCCCAAATCGCCATGCCCTCGATAACACGAGAGCGTCTGCTTTGATTTGGCGATGCCATTACATATCACCGCTGGACTGAGCGCTACCAAAGATATCATTCAACAAGGAGTCGTCATCCTCTTCGTCGTACTCTGGGTGCTTAACACGGAGCTCATCCATTGCGTCTTCGTACATCTTGCAATAACTGTTGCGCAAGCCGACCATTTTGCAAGCGTGACCAAGATACCACGTCGTGATATTCTTAATCGTGCCACGGATATCGCGCTTTTCTTTTGGCGTTTCAGGAAGAGGTCTACTGTACTCCCATTTCTGGATACCAACACCGAGTGGCATCTTGTCGAGTTCAGCGTCCACATCGTTCTTCTTCTGCGCCGGTTTTAAGTTCATACTGCCAAGCAGAGAATTAAGCGCGTTGACATTCTTATCAATTGGTTTACCCTGTGCACTGTCGCGTGCGATAATGGATTCAAGCAAACAAATCTGGCGGTACAGTGCGCGCTCACTTGGGTCAACGACTTGCCTGTCGCCAGTCCAATCCTTGTAGCGACGTTCCAACTCAAGGTAAAAGTCTGGAGTATAACCGGCACCCCAGAAATCAACAAGGGCTTGGTCAACGTCTGCCTCGGCAGTATCTTCCGGCTGCGCGATATATGAAGCGGTAGGAGTCTCTTCCGGTTCAAGCAACGCTTCTTCATCAAGCGTGTCGTCAAAGGTTTTGTCGATATAGCGAATGATGTTGGTCTTTCCGATATAATTGCGAACCCGAGAGTGAACGCCAGCCGTGCGTTCGACCATTGCGTAGATGTCCTCGTTCCAATAAAGGTCGAGCTTCATGCACATACGCTTCATAGCCGCCTTGTCATCGCCGAGCATTGCGCGATACTGTTCGTACATATCCTCGACGCAATCATTGCACATTGGCA